CAAGGAGAAACGGGCCAATTACAATAAGAAGCGATTTTATCAGGTTTTCAGTTCCGCCAACTTTATCGTTCAGCCATTGCACTCCGGTGCGCGCTTTACTGAGGAGCGATAGAAGTTTATCGAACAGCTTTGCCATATTGCGTCCGACCATATCTGTTATGCCGAACATTTTGTTGGTCTCATCGACCCAGAAGCCAAAGCTGTTGCGTATGTAACGGAGAGCATCGCTTACTCCAAAGGACAACTCTCCGTAGGCTTTATCGATTGATTCGGCTGAGCCGATGACAGCTTTCTTGATGGTTTCTGCGGTAAGCTGTCCGCTCTTGCCCATTGCGATCAGTTGCTCGTTCGTCTTTCCGAGACTTTCTCCAAGCACCTTTGATAATGCAGGTGTCTGGCTGATCATTCTGGTGACATCGTTTGCGCTGGCCTTACCACTTGCAGCCACACGCTTGATGGTAGCATGCATGGCAGAAATCTCACTATCAGAGTAGCCTGCTGTCGCACCGAGCTTATTGACATACTCGACGAACGTCGCCGCTTCATCCAACGGAAAGATTTTCTCGTTCGCCTGCTTTAGGGCTATGACAGAGTTAGCCATGCTGGCATATGTCGCACGGCTATTATTCGCGGATTGAAGAATCTTCTTCTGGATTTCTTCAAGGTTTGCACCTTCTCCGGCAGCATAAGCGATCCTGTCGCCGATACCGTCAAACTCTTCTGCAAGCGAGTTGAGGTACTTCAAGCTGAAGCCGATGCCGAGAGCGCCGAGGAGCTTCTTCGCAGTATTCGCTATTGAGTTGATGGTGGAATTGACTGCTTGAACGTCTTGCTTGTTTACTCGAAAGCCAACACTGTTGACAAACTCCGCTATCGTCAAATCAAATCACTTCCTTTTCCATCAGTGGTTATCAGCGCTTCTTCGCATTTCCTCGGCTTGGCCCGACTGTATGTCGATATCCATTTGGCGGAGGGCATACAGTTTGAGCGCTTCATCCAATGTGTATATCTCTTTCAACTCCCACATGGAAGCCATATGATCCTTTATCAGGATGTACATTCTGAGCTCCAGATCGGAGAATTGTTCTAAATCAAGTTCGCCATATTTTTCGTAGCTGTCTCCACTACCTGAGGCATAGCCGCTTGGACGCCAAATCGGGCGAACAGCTTCGCGAAAAAACCGCCAAAATTAAGCTTCAGGACCTCGAAGCAGAGAACAAGCATATCCTGCAGTTCCCCGCAGAACACTTCATTGGCAAGATCATAGTCGAGCTGCTTGGTCATACCATCCGTGACAGGTCCTTCGACCGATACATTACGATAGGTGATAAGCAGCTTTTTCATGAGTGCTTCGAAATCATCACCAGACAGGCTACTGAGAGCCTTGCTCAATGCAGGCAGAGCCGAATCTGTGTCAAGTTTCATGATATCGAAGTCTTCAGCACTCTGAGGGTTCTCCCCCATTGCGCCGGAAATAATCGGAGCGATAGCTCCAATGATCGGCGTGAGAATAGCCATCAATTCACCGCTGAGATTAGCGGCAATGAAGGCGCCAAACGGCCTGAGGTAGAATGTATTCTCCCCTATCCGTTTTTCAATAACCTCCGTCTGTTTCATTGCTTTTCAACCCCCATTTGTTTTTGAGAAAAGGCCGCCCCATCGCTGGAGCGGCCTTGGAATTACTACTCCGTGATCATTCCGGAGCCAGTCTGCAGGTCCCACTCACGGTTGCCGGATTCACGGCCGAAACCACGGCTCGCGGGCTTGATAGGCCATGCGGCATCAGACGAGAAAAGCATGCCGCCCTTCAGATCCTTAATTTGGATCGGGAACATAGCGTCGCCCTGAAGCCTGTCCTGATTGAACTTGTTCTGCAGGAACGAGTTCGTGGGAGACGAGCTCAGAACAACGAGCTTGACATTGTAGGTGTCATCAGGGCTGATGCTGCGGACAATCTCGCCGTCAGCACCGACCTTCTTGGTCACGCCGTCGCCGTTGGAATCAACAGTGATGAAGCTGTCTTCAGCGTATCCGGTTACAGTGTGGGGGCCAAGCGAAATGATGACTTCTTTCGGGTTATAGGTATGAATCTGTCCCATTTACTCTTCGACCTCCTTAGAATGTGTAAGAAACGGTGCCGTTGATCTCGGCATAATGGATCGCGCCAGACAGTCTCGCGGTGAACTTGCATCCGGTGAGCCTGCGCGATGCTCTGTCAGCAGCGGAGATAGACGCCGCCAGCGGCACAGTTGTCCGATAAGCAGGGATCAGATCACCAAGCTCATCGTATTCATCGGGAGCGATGCCTCCGGCATCCTGACCTGCCTTAAGGGAAGCCAGCATCTGATTCTGCACCAGAGCAATGCCAGCATCGGTGTACGGGATCTTCGGGTTGGCAATGAACAGGTTGACGATGCGAACCTGCATATCATTCTTCAGCCAGTCGCGGAAGCGAATGATATCTGCCCACTCACCGTTTCTGGTCTTGCCATTCATGGTGATATGACGGTTGCCCACGGTGATAAAGTAGTTCATACCGCTGTTGTCAAGCTTCGTCATTTGGGACGCTGTAAGCTCAGAAGGCTCAACCAAGGCAAGCTGCTTGAACGCGGCAGTCTCACTGCCGGACTGATAAGCAAGCCATTTCGCTACGAATGCGACATGAATGAAATTGTTGATGCTGGAACCATCAACAGCTGCGGTTCCGCTGGGATTGGCGTATACGCCGATCGTTCTTGCATATGTGTCGGCAACAAGCGCATCAGCACTTCCGGCTACAAGGTTGGTTTCAGGATATGCGAACAGCTTCTCCTGAGCCTCGATAACTCCGGCAATAGAGCTAAACTTATTGGAAGCAACACCTGCCGGGCAGCAAACATACCAGCCGGGCGTTCCGAGCGCTCTTTCGATTGTGTTGGTAACATCTTCAGCGACGTTGTTATCTACCTGAATCGGAGCAATATAGATAGCCGAGGGCGCCGGGCTCTGGGCAAAAGCAACCTGAGCTGCCACGGCAACCGGATCAGGCTGAGCACCAGTGAGGCTCCAGCCTGCATTGATGACATCCTGCAGAGAACGATACACACCGACAAGCTCAGGGTCTTCGGTCGGAGCTGTGCTGGGCAGCGGTCCTACAATAAGCAGATTGTCAAAGCTGGCTTCATCAACGATAGCTCCAGAAATGTCGATGTTGACTTTGGCAATCTGATCGTAGTTCTTAGACATTTTCTTCCTCCTCTATTTCAACATCTTCGAAGTAGCCACCATCTTGCGATGCCAGCCATTCTGTTCCTCCACCAGTGGAGGTAGGGATTCGCCCACCTTCTACGCCAGCATAGCCGATCGCCTTCTGAATGAATCGGAGCGAGACAATGATCCTCGCACGATACTCATAGTTGGTATCGTTGACGATTCCGGTGAGGTCCTGAGATTCACCCTCGATGATAATAGCTGTATCCTGTGCATGGCAGAGGTCAGTTACATACTGCGAATTGAGATAATTCTCGAACTCCAGCATATCTTCAAGGGCCGTATTCTCGTATGCGACGGTCACTCCTTCCTCTTCAATCGGCCAGCCATGTGTGAACAGGTCAATTGTGAGCTGGATGTTGGACTCGTAGCATCCGATGAACTTCGGGGCCATCTGTTCATAGGTGGGCAGATAGGAACGTTTCAGGTTCCCGGGTGTGATAACCACCAAGCCGAGCTCTGGCTTTGCAACACGGCTTTGACGTGAATATACTACGGTGGCATTTGCGAAGTACGTTTTTGTAACCGTGCGGAAAAACTCAAGTGCTTCTGTTACTCTCACGGTCTAACACCTGCCTTACTCGGTACGGTATTGGGCGGATTATCAAGATCCGGCGACCACGAACCGTCTTGCGGTACAAGCATAAATTGATAATTGTAATGCTCCAGAATCGTATGATCCCAAAGGACACAACTCTTGCATTCGTACCATTCACCGCCATAATACAGGAGATCGCCTTTCCTGTTCAGCCGCTCGTCGGCAACCAGTAGTTGCACTGTGCCATGACCTTCAAGGTGCTTTAGCCTTCGTTCACCTTCAGGCAGCGCCTGTTGCTGGTCGGTTCCGAGCGGGTGAACATGGATATGAACGACGAAGTCCTCATTGCTGGAAACAAGATAGCCCTTCACTTCACGCTGTACTCCAAAGCGTCTGATCCAGTAATACTTGTTGAACAGCGTTATGTTCATCGGCTATTCTCCCTTCTCAACTTTGAATCGTACAGATTGACGCATGTGCGCCGTATCGATCAGAGGCGTGTCAGAGCCCTTCCTTGCAATAGTTGCAGGTGCATTGGGAGCAAAGCCGCCTTCAACGATTTCCCGTTGGATAAGACCAACTCCACCAACACCGATTGAGGC